GCGATCCTTGAGGAGAACCCTTACCTCGCCCAGCTAGCCCTCAAGCGCCAGCCCCACGGCCCCGTCGAACTCGCGGTAGGTGACCTCATGGCGGTCGAACTGGACCGTTGGGAGGACCACGAGGGCTTCTGTGACACGGACCTGATCTTCACCTTCAACCCCTGCCTGATCCCCAAAGATGTCATAGCGGTAGCCCTGGCCGATCCGTCCCCCCGGACTGAGCCGAACGTCACCTCCTCCTGTCTGGCGAAGGGCTACCGCTTTGGCTACCTCGGCCAAACGACCGACCCTCCCCGCGTCCACCACATCGGGGAGCGCCGTATGGAAGGCTGGCTGCCGTGAAAGGCTCCGTAGAGATGGCCAAGCGTCGCCCGCCTTGGGCTGGTACGACGGGGAAGGTAGCTCAGGCGATCGGCAATCTGCTCGCGTCTGGCCTCGGCTCTGATGTCCACTGGCGTTATGACGACAACGGCGGGTACGGCTCGCTCATCGTAGATGGCACCGAGTATCGGGTCCATTTCCACGTCCGAGTCATCGAATGATCGCCGGCATCTGCCACGTCAAGGACGAGATCGACATCCTTGAACGGGTGCTGCTTCACACCGTCGCGGAAGGGGTCGACCAACTGTGGGTAGAGGACCACATGAGTACGGACGGGACGTGGGAACTGCTCCAAGAGCTAGCGCTTGAACTGCCGATCGTCCTGCTGCGCGATGAGACCCCGGTGTTCTACCAACCTGAGAAGATGACCGCGCTCGCTCAATCGGTCTACGTGGTCGGCGCAGAGTGGGTGGTCCCTTTTGACGCGGATGAGTTCTTCTATGCCCCCAGCGGGCGCACAGTGGCCGCAGAACTGGCCCTAGTGCCTGGCGGGGTGCAGAAGATGTACTGCCCCGCGTGGAGGTACCTCGACTTTAAGCGCCGCGCCATCCTGCCCCAGCGCGCCAAGGTCGTGTTCCGGGCGTCTCCTGAGGCACGGCTTGTAGCGGGCAACCATGATGTCACTCTCCCTGAACCCGAGGGGCCATTGGAGCCTGCGCTGGAGGTCGCCCACTACCAGTACCGGAGCTTTGACCAGTTCATCCGCAAGGTCAGAGGGCTGGACGCGTACTGGCCCCTCTTTGCTGTCCAGGGCCCTCCTCCCTGGCTCAATCTCACCGACGAAGACCTCGTTGCCGAGTGGGACGCCTTGTGTGCTGTTGAGACCGCGGTAATCCCCATCCCCCTCCGCGTGCCGGTTCCATGAACCCCGTAGTGGTCTGTACAGCCATCACCGCCCGGTACGACTCCCTCAAGCCCCACGTCGACATCCCAGGAGTGGACTTCGTAGCCTTCATGGACGAACCCGAGGACCACGACGGCTGGGACGTTCGCCCGATCCCGCCCTACAGCGAACACCCGCGGTTAGTGGCGAAGGCGTACAAGTGCCTCCCGCACATCTACCTCCCCGAGTACGAGTACAACATCTGGCTCGACGCGGACTTCCAGGTGACCTCGGAGAGCCTCCTTGAGTCCCTGAACTGCATCGGGCCCACAGGGATAGCGATGTGGCGGCACACCCACCGCGACGACATCGGGGCCGAGCGCGACGCCTCCATGTGGCAGCCCAAGTACCTGGGCACACAGATCCCCCAGCAGGTCGCCCACTACGCCTCCGAGGGCTTCCCTGAGCACTTCGGCCTCTGGTGTACCGGCGTCATAGCCCGCAAGACCAGCAACCCCGAAGTCCGACGCCTCATGGAGTTGTGGCTGTCGGAGAACCACCGCTGGACCTACCAGGACCAGATCAGCTTCCCCTACGCGGTGTGGAAGACCGGGGTAGTCCCCGACCCTCTACCTCCACAGTGGACGGCGATCGACTGCCCGTGGTTCCAACTGCTGCCCCACAACCCCCACGCTTTGGTCGCATGATTGTTCTCACGACAGGGGGCGGGGGGTTCCTAGGGACCTATGTGGTCAAGGCCCTCAAAGACCAAGGACACGAACCCATCATCTTTGACCGGCCCAACGATGTCCGCAGCTCGGTTGACCTCATGGACGTCGGGCCCGTAGATGCCGTTATCCACCTCGCCGGAAGACTGGGCACCGCGGAACTCTTCAGCGGTTTCGACCAAGCCGTTGACGTGAACATCAAGGGCACCCAGCGCGTCCTCGACTTCTGCCGGCACGTCGGAGCAGGCTATGTCGGTATCACGATGCCCGAGGTATGGGCCAACGTGTACCAGGCGACTAAGAGGTGCGCCCGCATCCTCGCTACGGCGTGGCACGAGTCCTACAAAGTCCCTGTGAGCCACGTCTGCGCCTTCAACGCCTTCGGCATCGGCCAGAAGCACGGCCCAGGACACCCTCAGAAGATCATCCCCACCTTCGCCTCAAGAGCATGGGCCGGGGAGCCGATCACCATTTGGGGGGACGGCACACAGACGGTGGACCTTATCTCCGCAGCAGAGGTTGCCAAGGTGTTAGTGGCCGCTCTCGACTTCGGCGGCGATGAGGTCTTCGACGCCGGCACGGGGGGAGAGTGGACCGTCAATGAGGTCGCCAAGTACGTCTTGAAAGTGACCGGCTCGTCCTCGGAGGTCGTCCACTACCCGATGCGCGAGGGGGAGCGCCCCCACACCCGTCTGAAGGCATTTGGCATGGGCTGGGACCAGCTCGGGTGGCATCCAGTGTTTGACCTCACTGAACTTGACGACACGATCCTGAGCTATCGGAGGTAGACGTGAAAATCTTCGCCATGGATGTGCCGACCGACGTCGCCTTTCGAAGCCGGGACACCGAGAACTTGCCGACGCCCCAACCCACGGGTGCCTGGTCGGATTGGATGGAACTGGGCGTCGACCCAACCCCAGCTGCTGATGGCCTCTACCTTGTTATGAGCATGGCCACGTTGCTGCTCCAATCCTTTGAGCCGTGGAACAATCGACGCAGCATCATCATCTCCTGCCCCGTGGTCATCGGTGAGACCCTAATCCGCACCGTCGACTACGAGGTCACCCTGACACGACTTCTGAAGACGCTCCAGCCTGCCTAATGCGGGCTCCGATTAGCGTGGTAACGGCCTCCATCCCCGGTCGTGAGGAACTCCTCGGTGCGACCCTTGTGAGCGTCTATAGCCAGAGCGTTCCGGTCGAAGCACATCTCGTCATGGCCCAGACCATCACGCCGGGGATGCCTGGCCCTCAGCACTGCGCCATCCAGCAGTCCTACCTCCTGTCTGCGGTTCGCACCGAGTTCACGATGCGCCTCGCCGACGACGACCAGTTGCTCCCGCACTACGTCGAGGCCATGCTGCCCCACTTGGACGAGGGCGATGTGATCTACGCGTGGGACGCCAACGGCAGCCGACCTCGGGTGAACTGCAACGACTGGGGCCACTCGCGCGTACTCTCAACTCTTGAGAGTTCCAACTGGATAGATGGCTCGGCGGTCCTGATGCGTACAGAGATCCTCAAGTCCTTCGGTGGCTGGCCCACCGAATGGGAGGGAGCTGGGCTGTTCCAAGGCGGCCACTTCGCGGGCTTCCAAAGCGGCTACGACGACCAGACGGTGTTCTACCTCATGGCTAAGGCCGGCGCTCGGTTCCTGTGCATACCCGAAGAGCTCTGGCGTTACGGTGTCGGGCCTTGGTCCCGCCTATCCACGGAGACGTAAATGCCAGGTCCGGTCGCCATCTTGATCCCCACGATGCGGGCCCACCTGATCCCGGCGCTCATCAGGAACATCGAGGCGACCACCCCGTCGGAGCACTCCGTTTACTGGGCCTGTACCCGCGAGAGCGACTGCGAGAAGGCTCTGGAAGGGCAGAAGTGCTTCCCTGATGACGGAGGTTCCTGGCCGGTTCGGATCAACGCCCTGTTCAAGGTCAGCACCGAGCCCTACATCTTCCTCGGCGCAGACGATGTGGTGTTCCATCCTGAGTGGCTAGAGAAGGCCTTCGACTGCATGGAGAAGGTCGAAGGCGTTGGCGTTGTCTCAGTGAACGACCTCAACAACCCCTACGGCACCCTGTCGCTCATCTCTCGGGAGTACGTCGACGTCTACGGGGGAACGATGGACCGCTCCGGTCCTGTGATCCACCCCGGTTACCACCACAACTGGTGCGACACCGAACTACGTCAGACAGCGGAGCACCGTGGGAGGTTCATCTACTGCGAGCACTCCGTCGTCGAGCACATGCATCACGACAACGGGAAGGCTCCCTTTGACGAGGTGTACGCGCTCGGGGACAAGCACTTGCAGGCCGACGTGAACCTGTTCTTCTCCCGCCATCCGCTCTGGATGTGAGTGCCGTTCAACCGTTGGTGGCGAACCACGTTGTGTCTGAGGTTGCGTCGGCCACTATGGGGAGCAAGCGCGGCCAGAACCTCATGGCTCCTAGGTTGCCATTAGCTACGGCAGCGTGGCAGGGCCCGAATGTCGTGATGAATGCAAAGACGAGGGCGGTCCCAATCCCGTGGTCACGGTGGTCCTCTCGGACTTGACAGTGGATGTGAACCGGCCAACGCTCCCGCACCGCAGGGGGTGCCTCTGGTGAATTGGCTGAGCCGACGACGTAGGCAACGGCCTCATCATCGACCCTACACACCAGGGCTCGTGCTGGGTCTTCCCGCAGGTACGGCAAGAGCCAACGCTCATGGTCAGCCAACGGTTCGACTTGGAGCAGCGCTGGAAGATCTGAGAGGACATACAGATCAATCATGCCCTCAACCCTAACCGTCCCCGTCCACATCATCTGCCGTGACCGGCTTACAGATCTCAAGGCCCTCGTGGAGTGGCTTGAGAAGGCGGGACACGACCGCATCATCTTCTTGGACAACGACTCGACCTGGCCCCCCTTGCTTGAGTACCTGGAGAAGACGCCGCACAAGGTCATCTACTTCGGCAGGAACCTCGGCCCGCATTGTCTGTGGGAGTGGGACGTCCCCGATGAGTGGTTCATCTACACCGACCCCGACGTAGTGCCCCACGAGGAATGTCCTTTGGACGCGGTAGATCATCTCCGCTGGCTGCTGGACAACCACGACGTTCCCAAAGCAGGTCTAGGGCTCCACGTCCTTGACGTTGAACCGCACATATACCTGCGCTGGGAGTGGCAGCTACATGGTGAGAACCGATGGCTCGGGGACTGTTTCGAGGCTCCGGTCGACACAACCTTCGCCCTGTACCGCCCCAGCTCCCCGCGGTGCCTCGTGGCAGTCCGCTCCGGGTTCCCCTATGAGGTGCGCCACATGCCCTGGTACCGCCGCTCAGAGCCTTCCGAAGAAGATGCTCACTACTTCGCGAGAGCCTCGGGGGCTTCGACTTGGATGCCGCACGTAAGGGCGATGTGGCGCGAGCATTAGTTTCGGGGCACGCGGGGTTCGTAGGCCGACACATAGCCGAGCGGCTGGTCAAGGACGGGTGGGATGTCACAGGCGTTGACATCCGGTCCAGCGACTTTGAGACATCGATCCAAGCTGACTGTCGCGACATCTTCGCCGTGGCTGGGGGCTACGACCTTCTGGTCCACTGCGCGGCGATCATCGGTAGCCGGCAGGAGCGCGACGACAACCCGCTGGCTGTTTACGAAGACCTCTCTCTTGACCAACAGGCCATCGCCTGGTGCGCCGAGACGGAGACGCCCCTCTTGTACTTCTCGTCCTCGGCGGCCTACCCGACAGACACCAGCGGGCCGTTCAGGGAAGCGGACCTGCACCCGAATATGTTCCACTGCCCCGATGCCGCGTATGGGTTCATAAAGATGGCCGGGGAGCGGCAGTGCCGAGACCTCAAGAGGGTAGGAGGGAAGGTCTACGTCGCCCGCCCCTTCTCTGGGTATGGTGCAGATCAGTCGTTGGACTACCCCTTCCCTGCGATCCTGAAGCGGGCCAAGGCTCGCGAAGATCCTCTGACGGTGTGGAGTGATGTCGAGCGGGACTTCATCCACATTGATGATGTGGTGGACGCGTGCCTGACGATGGTGGACAAGGGCATCCCTGGTCCGGTGAACGTCGGCTCAGGTGTCCCGACCAAGATGACTGAGCTCGCAGCCTTGGCAGCGACCACGGTGGGCTACAAACCGGAGATCAAGGTGCTCGGCCGCTCGGTAGGACCGGACCACCGCTTTGCCGATACGACCCTGTTGAGGACTTTCTACGAGCCGAAGGTATCGCTCGTTGAGGGTGTCCGAATGTGTGTGGAAGGGAGGTAGCCGTGTGCGTGAACTGTGTCTACCAAGCCGCTGAGAGCCTCGTGGCGACCCTTGCCCATTGCGAGTCGCCTGTCGCTAAGGCCGAGGCAGTCCAGACGAACCTCGCTGCTTGTCGGGTCATCAAAGCCTCCGATGAGCGCCGTTACACTCTCGGCGTTGCTTATCCCGCCATGAAGGCAGATATCGGTCGTGCCGCGGACGGGAAGAGAGACTTTGTTTCGCCCGAGGTGCTTGAAAAGACCGCATGGAACTGGATGGCCAAGCACCGCGACATCAACCTGTTCCACCGCAGCGATGAAGCTGCTGGCGGTCATGGGACCGTTGTTGAGAGTTACATCTACCGTGGGCCCGACTGGGTGCAAGACAGCCCCGTTGATGGGAAGCCCTACGTCGTCAAGGCGGGGGACTGGTGCCTCGCGTGTGTTTGGGATGAGTTCGGCTGGGCACTCGTGAAAGCCGGTCTAGTCAACGGCTGGTCCCCCGAAGGTACTGCCCGGCGCTCCAAGCCTAGCCCCGAACGCCTAGCCCTATTGAGGAGCTGATATGTCAACTGTTGATATCACCGAGCTCGATGAGCTGGGCGCCGAGAAGGTCAGCGGAGTGGGGAGCCCTGCCAATGGCACGCCTTGGCTCCTGCTCAAGAGCACCGACGTAGAGGCCGACCCGAACTCTCCCCACGTCGACTCCCCCGAGGCTGACGCCCAGGAAGCGGAGATGACCAAAGCGGAGGCCGATGAGATCGAGGCGCTCTTGACTAAGGCTGAGAGCGCGGGCTTTTGCGGGTGGGACGAGTGCGAGGTCTGCAAGGACAGGTTCGGGGAGCTTCACGGCGAGTTGCTCAAACGTCGGCTCAGTGCTGCCGACCGGCGAGCGATCCCCAAGGGGAACTTCGCGATTCCCGAGAAGGCACCAGGGTCCGGTTCCTACCCCGTTACGGATCGGAAACATGCCGTCGCTGCTCTCAGGCTCCTTCACAACGCCTCTCCCGCTGAGCAGAAGCGCGTCAAGGCCAAGGTCCGTAGCGAGTTCCCTGACATCGACGTCGCCAAGGAACTGGAACTGCTCCAGAAGTCCCCCGGTGTCCCCGCCGAGTCCGTCCAGACGCCCAAGGAGAAGGGCCACCTTGACACCGGCCGCTCAGGTCTTGCAGGTCCCGTCACCGCGGGCCACGTTCGCCCCGAGACGAGCCCCTCCTACAGCGTCGGCGGGCAGACGCCCTACATCATCCCTGACGAGGCCAAGGTCACCGACAACCCACCCTTTGAGAAGCGTCCGCGCCAAGAAGCCATACCCGGCGACGTAGGTAAGTCGTGGGACTTCGAGGTCGTGGCCAAGCAGAACTGGATGAGCCTCGACAACGCTGTCGGAGGGGCCTCTCAGACGCCCCAGGAGCCTTCGGTAGAGACTGCGAACACCACGGTCCTCGACCGCATCGTCTGCGCCTACATGGCCCTCAAAGAGGCGATGGCGGCACAGAAGGCAGACCCCGATGGGATGACCGATCCCCTTGACGCTCAGGTGTGGGCGCACCTAGAAGATGTCTGCGCCACCCTGAAGAACGCTCTCATTGACCAAGCCTTGGACAGCGTTGGCATAGACGCCGCGATGCTCAAGGCCGAGAACCTCCTCACCAAACTTGGTGGGGCCGACACACCCGCCGGCAACGGCGCCCGAACCTCCGAGGAGGAGAACATTATGACCACCGTCACCAAGGAGGATCTCGCTAGCTTCATCAACGAGTCCTCTGGCGCTGCTGCCGTCGTAGCTGTCAAGGCCGCTCTCAAGGCGGAGCGCAAGGCCGAGAAGGCCAAGATGAAGGCGAAGATGAAGGGCAAGAAACCACCCTTCATGCAGGCCGAGAAGAACGCCAACAACGGCGGGGACATCACGGCCGAGCAAGAGAACGCTGGCGTCAAGGGCAAGAACGAGGCCAACAACGTGGACTCAGTTGGGGGTCCCGTGGACAGCCAGTACGTCAACAAAGAAAAGAGCGGTAAGAAAGACAAGGCGATCAAGCAGCTCGTGGAGGCCCAGGCCGCAGAACTCGGCGAGGTCAAAGGGTTGCTTGAGAAGATGGCGAAGCGTCCCCGTTCTGGGGGCCCGTTCCTCGGAGCAGCCGCTAGCGGGGCCTTCCCGGCCGCCGAAGGGCGACTCAGCGAGAGCGTGGCCAAGAGTGCAGAGGATGCCGAACTCGAGCCTGTCCTGAAAGAGATCGAGCAGATGGGAGGCAAGCCGGGGTGGGACAACGCCCAGCGGTACGCCGACCTCCAGCAGGAAGCCACTCGTATCCGGCTTCGCAACGCTCGTCTCAACAACGTCATCTGAACCGTTCGCAAAATCAGCCTTAGCGCGACCTGCTTAGCCCGTCGCGCCCCAGAACGAAGGAGAACCCATGCCTGCGGGTATGACTCAAGACCTCGAGCTCCTGACCAAGGACACGCTTGAGATCCTCAAGAAGGCCCAAACGACGGGCCTCTACGCCTCTACGGGCATCCAGGGTGTAGACCTCTCAGGGCTAGTCAGCCTTGTCCCGGTCAACGTCCCGGCCCGTAATAACACTTCCGCCTTCCCGCGTGTCATCGCTGGTGAGGGCTCCCAGACCGCCACCTGGCGCTCGCTGCTCAACGTCAACAGCCAACAGACCGACGCCGCGGTAGGCGTGGACTACGCAGGCTCGCTGACGATCCTCGACGAGCAGGACTGCTTCGCGACTTACAAGGTTCTGGCCAAGGCCAACCGCGTCACCCTCGACGCTGTGGCGTTCGCCCGCAACTACGCCGATGCTCTGGCGGTCGCCGAGCTCCAGACGTTGAACCAACTGTTCATCGCTCAGGACTGCTACATCATCAACGGGCAGAACTGGGCGCTGGGTACTCCCGCGGGTCCGTTGACCTTCACTACAGCGACGACCGGCGGATCGATCACCACTGGCACCGTCGTCTACGTGGCGGTCGCGGCCAAGTCGGGTGCGAACTACTTCGTGAGCAACGGCAACTCGCCGGCCCTGGTAGGGCACACGACAGCCGGTACGACGACCTCCACCAACACCGTCACGGCCTCCATCCCTGCCGTCAAGGGTGCGGTGGCTTACGACTGGTACGTCGGAACGTCAGCAGCGCAGTACTACTACACGACCACGACCGTCGCCTCAGCGACCTTCACCAACGTGTATACGGCTGCTCAAGCCCCGCCGACCACCCTGCCCCTGTTCACCACCCTGGCCACTCCCCCGTCAACGGCTCCTACGGCCGACACGAGCTACAACGCGGCCAACTGGTACAACGGCATCATCGCCTCGACGTTGGGCGACTACGGCACGCTCGGCCCTGTTACTCCTGGTACAGGAACAGCCACGGGTGCGATCTTCATCGACAACGGCGGGAACGTCCCGAACCTGTCTGGTGGTGGCATCGACATCTTGGACACGATCAACGACAAGATCTGGGCGAGCGTCCAGCTCAGCCCCACGGCCTACATGATGAACTCGCTCCAGGGCGACGAAATCTCCAAGGCCATCTTGGCGTCAAGCTCGGCCACCACATTCCTGCCTCCCACGGATGCGGACGCAAGGACGAACTTGGCTGGTGGTGGCTACATCGGGCGGTACATCAACCGGGCAGCCGGTGGTGTTCCCGTGGCGATCGAGATCCATCCGAGGATGGCACCGGGCACGATCTTCGCAAGGTGCGATCGGGTGCCGTTCCCGGGGAGCAATATCGGGAGCGTCTTCGAGGTCAGGGCGCAATACGATACCATGAGGTTCGACTACTCTGCGTCGATGTCCCAGAACACTCTGGGTGGTGGCCCCCGTTACGACTTCGAGATCAGGTCGAATGAGGTGCTGGTCAACAGGGCTCCTGTCGCTCAGGCGGTTGCCGCGAACATCGCCTGACCCACTTGCGGAGTCAGTGATACTGTTATAAACTCTGGTACATGAAGACATGTGCCGAGTGCCATACACCCAAACCGCTTGAAGCTTTCAAGCGTCATGCAGCTTCACCCGACGGCCGCACTTACATCTGCAAGGACTGTCTGCGTGGTCGTCGGGAGTCGCTGGCCCACCTCACCCCCGAAGAGCGTCGCCAGCGACAGAGCGACATCTTCAAGAAGCGCTACGCGTCCGACCCTGAGTTCCGAGACAGATTAAGGGGTCACCGCCGTAAGTCGGTTTATGGAGTGTCACCGGAAGTTGTCCAGGTACTCTTAGACCGCCAAGGGGGAACTTGCGCCATCTGCCTCTGCTCTCCCAAAGATGCGACGGGGCAGGGCGGGTTCCATCTCGACCATGACCACGACACAGGTCAGATCCGAGGGCTGCTGTGTTTCATGTGTAACCGGGGGCTCGGGGATTTTTTCGATGATCCTGTTCGGCTGCGTTCAGCCGTCCGTTACTTGACCGCCAGTCGGGAACCTCTGGTTGTGAAACCGGGTTCCCCGAAGGTCAGGGCGCAGTGCGGCACCATCAGTGGCTATATCCGACACCGCCGGCAGGGCGAAGAGAAGTGCGACGCTTGTCGCGCAGCCTGGTCCATGTACAATTCCAATAAGAACTGGGAACGTCGCAAGGCCCCAGAAGACCTAAAACATCGGAAGGTGGCCGAGTGCGGCACGAGTAGTGGCTATACCGCCCACTACAACCGGAAAGAGCCCCCGTGCGACGCTTGCCGAGCGGCCCGTGCCGTTTATCAGGCGACTAGAAAGCAGCAGAAGAAGCAGCCTCCTCCCACCCCCTCCGTTCCCTAGGTGCGGTGGGGGGAGGCCCAACGAAAGGGAACGCAATGCAGATTTACCATGTGGAGGAAAAGCCTCACAATCGGTTTGTACTGGACCCCGACCTCGGCCAAGTAATGCGCCGCGAGATGGTTATGAAAGCGTCCTCCGTCGAGACGATCGAGCGCGGTGGCAAGAAGTACGAACTGCGCCCCGACGGCACTTTCGAGGTCGACAATGAGACCGCCCAGTTCCTTCTCTCGCGTCCCGGTTGGCACGAAGGTGACAACCCCTTCTACGCCGACGTCGAGATCGAGCCCGCGAGGCCACCGAAGCTCTCAAAGGCCGGCGCACGCGGGTAGTCGTACCCTTCGTCGACCTCCACCCCAAGACACGGGAGTCGGTCGCCCTCTACGCCCCCACCGCCGAGCTCATCGAACTCAGCCGGGTCGACGACGCCTACTACAAGGTGCTCGCCGACTTATGGGAAGCTGGCGAGGGGTTCCTCGTAATTGAACAGGACATCGAGGTCCACGCGGACGTGGTGCCACACCTGGAAGCCTGCCCCGAAGCCTGGTGCGCTTATCCGTACCCCGGCCCGGCAGGTGCTTACGGGGACCCCCTCACCTACTACTCCCTCGGTTGTACGAAGTTCTCCGCCGAACTGCTAGCCAAGGCCCCTACCTTGATGACCGACCTCCCCTCCCACGACTGGCGAAGGTTGGACGCCGACATGCTCCCCGCCCTCCGCGAAGCTGCCGGTGCCCCTCACTGGCACAGCCCTCCGGTGAACCACCACCATGTCAGGCCGTGGCTTCTACAGAGGCGCTGTGACTGTGGGGAATTGCTACCATGAACCATGGCTGACGAATATGGCTGGTGGTACCTTCTGGGCTTCAAGGGCGATGGGGAGCCTCCCGTGATGATCATTGAAGAGGAGAGGGACTTGCCTTGGGGTCCCGAGGAGGTCGGTGAACAGCGGCCGGGGTGGAAAGTCCTAGCCTCGTGTCGCCACCAGCCCTCTACCGGTAGCCCCTCCATGTTGCCCTTCCCTGGGTGCAACATCTCCGACCCTGACGTGACGCTCTACCCTGATGCCTTGCGGGAGTTCCTCGTCACAGTCTGATGCGGGTCGTCTGCTGCTACGTTGAGGGCCTGCTCCACCCCCTCACCCTCGCGGCGCTCAAGGAACACGCCCCTGACGCTGACTTAGTGGACCTCGGCAAAGCGTGGGACGCCTACTACCTCTTCCTTGCCCAGCTCTGGGAAGAGGGCGGGGGCTTTCTGGTAATCGAGCAAGACATCGAGGTCCACGCCACGGTCATCCCAGAGACGGAGGCTTGTCCTGAACCCTGGTGCATATGGCCGTTCCCAGGTGCCGGGGGAGCCCTCCTCCGCGGCTCCCTCGGTTGTACTCGGTTCTCCACCGAACTGTTAGCCGCTCACCCCGACCTGATGGCCAAACTCCCTGTACGAGACTGGAAGCGCCTCGACTCCGAGATCCTCCCCGCTCTTACCAAGCTCGGTTACTCCCCGCACATCCACGAACCCCCGGTCCCCCACCACCACTACCGTCCCGAGAGGCGACTGTGTGACTGCGGGGCCACAGAGCACTAGGAGCGGCCATGATCGGCTTCCAGGTGAACCCCCCTTCAGGACAGACGGTCACGGTCTCGGTTGTCGGCGCGAGTTCTCAAGCTGCGGTCCAGATGTACTACGACGAAGCCGCGACGGTCGCTACTCCCGCCTCAGTGGCGATCACGACCCCCGTCACCTTTTATCTGGCTGCCGCTGGCGTCTACGGCGTCTCCATGCAGATCGGTGGAGTGGAGTACGGCACATCTGCCGCCACCCCTCAGATCGTCAACCTCTCGGCTGGGGTAACCCCTATCCTGACGACCACCTATAGCTCTGGGGTCATTACTTCCATCGCTAACGGCGGTACCGGAGCGCGCACTGCCGCTGCCGCACGGACTAATCTGGGAGCCGCCCCCCTCGCCGCCCCCGCCTTTACCGGCCTGCCGACGGTCAACGGCGCACCGCTCAGTTACCTCGGCCCATCAGGGGACACGACCGGTGTCACCGACACCGCTGCGATCCAAGTTGCTCTCACGGCCGGCTATCCCATCCATCTCGCCGCGGGCACCTTCTACATAACCCAGCTCAACCTGAGCGGCGGCTGCACCCTGACCGGCGAGGGGTCGCGGCAGACGACGCTGCAAGTGGCGGTCGGTACCGTCGCCACGTCGATGCTGAACATCACAGCCCTCGGCGGGATCAAGTTGCAGGGCTTCACCGTCAACTGCACCAACGGGTCGACCCACCCCTACACCGCAGGTGGGATCGTGTTCTCCACACTCGGGAGCTTCACCACCGATTGGGGCGAACTTTTCGACGTGTGGGTGCTCAACAATTCGGCGGGGCCAGGCATCGTCTACGGTGCCAATCGAGGCAGTTTGACCACCTATCATTGCGTGTTCAACTCCAACACGATCGGGGCTGTTATCACTGGCTCCGACAGCGTGTGGTACCACCCCACCTTCGGCTTCAACACGAGCTACGGTTTCGAGTTGCTTGGATCGATGACCCGCATCCACGCAATGGATAATTACCTGAACCAAGTGGGCGGCAAGATCAGCATTTCTCAGCAGACGATAAACGGCGAGTCCAGCTTCGACCAGAACACCGCCCAGGGCCTCATCGTGGACACCGCCTCGGCGAATGTGTCGGTGTCGGCCCGCTTCACCTCCAACTCAAAGGGCACCAGCGGCTCGCCTCATATCGACATCTCGGCAGCAGGCATCAACTTCACGCTGACGCCAGGGTGCTATTTCGCCGGGCTTGCCTTCGGTGTCACCAACACCACCAACTACGACGTCTACACAAACGGCGTCGCCTTTTTCGACTATTCGCATTGGGCCGGCACTTCCAGCACCAGCGGCCATACCGACTACGCGGGTGCCGCCGTACTGGTGCCGACCTTTGCCAATGGCGCAGCAGCTCAATTGTCGGACACCACCAAGGTCTACATGGTCTACCTAAACGTGACGACGGCAGGCACAGCAACAACCTTGGCCATCGGCCCGACCTCAGGGGTAGCCAACGTCATCAAGGCCAGCTCTGTGGCCACCCTGGGCGACGTTTACGCCGTGAGGCTGCCCGCCGGCTGGTACCTCAAATGGGCAGGCACCACAACCGCCATCGCGACCCAGTTGGCCGTGTCCGAGACCGTCTGATGACCCGCTCCGAGCGCCGTCGTCTCCTGCGCGAGCTGGGGGTGCCCAGCAAGAAGATGAAGCGCCGCCGGCCTGTACGGCCCGAGGTGCAGGAGGCCTTTCGCCAGGCTGTCCGCGCGCGCGCGATGGGGTTGAAGTGACCTTCGTCCCCACCCCCTTCGCTACGCCGGTCATCGCACCGCGCACTGCCACTCAGGCTCGGGCCTACTCGTACATCTCCGTCTCCCAGTACCGCTTCGCCCCGACCTCGGTGGGCACTATGGGCCTCGTCCCGAAGTCGGACCAACCCCAGGTGGACTCTGCCGGGTCGCTGGCAATGGTGATCGCCGAGGCTTCTGCTTGGATGGACACGCACTGCTTCCACCGAAGTGACGGCAACTTCGTTGCGACGATCACCAACGAACAGATGTGGGTGAAGGTCAAACCCAATCAATCAGCGGTCCTGATCTGCAACTTCAAGCCGATCCTCCAAGTGGTCGGGCTTGCCCTTGGACCGGCCCCGACGCAGCTCCAGAACATCAGCGCGAACACCGCTGCGCTACTGGTGATCGGCGAGAACACCATCACCCTTCCCGGCGTCTTCGTCTCAGGGACTACCACCATCGGGAACACCGTTCTGTTCAATGGCTCCCCTTCGTACAACGGCGGGATGCTCGCGGTCTACGACTACATCGCCGGCTACCCGCACACGACTCTGGCTGTCAGTGCCTCGGCAGGTGCCACCTCGATCACGTTGCGCCCTCCCACCCCCGGTGGAACGGCTCTCTATGGCATCTACGCCGGCACAGCGCTCAGGATCAAGGACGGCGTTAGGACAGAGACCATCGTGGCCGCTTCGGCCCCCACAGGGCTCGCAGTGAACCTCCTGAGCCCTCTGGTGAACACCCACATGGTCCCGAACTTCCCCGACGCCATCAACGTCACCGCTCTACCGGGTGACCTAGAGCGGGCCTGCATCCATCTGGTCAACGTCTTGCTCAAGGCGCAGGGCATGAGGGCGCAGATGCCCGCGAGCATTGGTTCGCCCACCCCCGCGTCCCGCCAAGGTCTTGCTCGAGCGGGTGCGCTGGCAGATTTTGACGTCGCCTGCCGCCTCCTGCACCCGTACCGCTCTACCTTCCTTCACTCTTGACCAGAGCCGCGGTGCGCTCTGCGGTGCAGAGCTTCTTCCAGGGCCTCAACATCCCCTATGTCGGGACCGTCTTCGCCGAACGCGCCTATGTCCACGGCGAGGACTACGAACTGACCGCGGCCAACCAATACTCGGTCTCCGTCGATGGCTCCGGTGCGGTGCTCGTCGTGAACATCCCTCACGAGAAGCGCCAACGGCGGGCAATGACCGGGCGCGGGGGAGTGAACGACTCCTGCATCTACGACATCGCCCTTGAGATATACCTCGCCAACTCCGCGGGTGCTCCGAGTGAAGCGCAGACCAACTACGACTCCATCATCGACCAGATCATCCTCCAGGTCCGGGGCAACCCTCTCCTGGGCAACTCGATAGCGGTCTGGTCGGCGGGCGAGTTCGACTATGGGGTCGACCATACGCAGTCCGAACCTTGGACGGAGGAAGATGGCACAACGATCTTCATCACGGGTGTCGTCCGCTTCCAGGTGTGGCAATGGTTGGCAGGAGTTGCCGGTTCCGTCTAGCTCGTTTACAGATCAAGCACCGCCTAGCTCCTCCTAGGCGTGGGAATCACCAAGAGGGGACGGTTATGCCAACCCGCTACAAATCGAGCACGCGGACCCGGCCGGCTCAGTCTGAAAGGAACCGAATGACCAAAGGGAACTACTACAACTCGGACAGCCGCACGCTGACCTGGCCGACGCTCACCCATCCAGAGACTCTCACGACGTTGCGGCTTGAACCCGGCGAGACCGTGGAGAACCTGTTCGTCCCTTGGGGGTTCAAGGACGCCTTCTTGAAGCCGCTCTCGGTCCAGCCTGTCGGGGAGCAAGCCCCTGACGAAGTACCGACCTTTGATCCCAACCCACCCCCCGCCGAGGACTCCCCGGCCGAACCCTCAGAGGAGGGCTGAGTTATGCCAAACCCGTATGGCGCGGCGTTTGCCGTCGCACAATCTCAGATGGGCCTTGCGATTGAGACCGTCAAGGGAACTGCCGCACCCCCTGTTTACTACATCCCTTACCGCGCGCCCAAGTACACCCCGACCCGCATGTTCCTGCCTGACGAGACCCTTCAAGGCTCAATGGTCACGGTCTACAACCTGATCCCCGGTATGCGCTACGACGCCCACGGTTGGGAGTCGTACCCGTACTTGGACACGTTCCCTGTGCTGGTGTGCGCCGAGCTCGGCAGTTCCGATACGGTGACGGCTGCTCCCGCGAACACAACCCTCTCTGCTGCGGCGACTGTGGGGTCATCGACCATCACCACCGCCGCATCCATTGCCGCAGGGAGCTTCATCACCTTCGGTTCTGCCTCAGCAGGCACGGTTGAGTCGCACAAGGTCTTGTCGGTGACAGGCTCCTACACCGTCACCCTGACCACCAATGTCGTGTTCGCCCACCCGTCCGGTACCGCGGTCACAGGTCTCACCAAGCACGTCTTCAGCCTGCTCAACAACGCCGGCTCCGGTAACCAGCCTCCGTCACTAACCCTGACGGACTACGACGGCGACCAGTGGCGGCAACTCACGGCTTCTCAGATGGACAAGCTCAGCATCGTGGGCAACGCGACTGCTCTCATCAACTACACGACCGATTGGTATTGCAACCCGTCGATCACGCCCTCGTCCCCAACGGTCTCGTATTCCACCGTCCCTGCGGTGCCTACTTGGACGACCGCCTTGGTCATCTCCGGCGCGCAGTACACGGACGTGGAGGAATGGACCATTGACATGAGCCGAGGGACCAAACCGATCCCTGCGGTCACTGGGACGCTTGAGTACTTTGAGTACTTCGCCGGCCCGCTCACCGTCAACGGGAAGCTCACCGTTGTTGACACCTCGGGTGCTCCCGAACTGACGCAGTACCAGAACGGCACGGACAATACCTTCGACTTCCTCATCAACGACGTGACCACTGGCGACATCATGGAGATCCACTCGTCCTCGGTCATCTACCGCACTGGTGAGCTCGTGAGGTCCAAGGAGTATGTCGAGACGGAACTAACCTTCGACTTCCTGCCGACAGCGACGGACGCGACGGCGGGTGGGGTTTCACCGATAATAGTTTCATTTGGTAATTCCCAGACCGCAGCCTACCATTGAGCAAAAGAGCTGGTCAGAGGCTATATTCGTAATCCAAAGCACATAGGGAACGAAAGGGAACAATGGAGATTCAGATCCCGGGTGGCACTGCCACCCTGCGCGACACCCTCACCATCCGAGAGCGCCGCGAGATCCAACGCATCGCCCTCGGCGCGATGTCACTCGCCAACCAGATCACTGGCGACTCAGTAGCCATGAACGCTGCTGACGCCGGCCTGTTGATGGACACGCAGGACAAGATGGCCGACGCCACCTTGGTCGCCTACCTCCAGTCGTGGACGCTTGACAAGCCGCTCCCCACGTTGGACACCATCGACGAGACGGGCAAGGTATTCCCCGGCACCATCGACGAGATGGACGGCGACGTGTACGACGCGATCACTGCTGCGATCGAGAAGAACAGCGCTCTGGCTGGGGTGGACACCTCACCCAGTAGGGACAAGCAATCCCCTATGCTCGGCTCGCCCTTTTACGCTGGCACCTCGAAGGACGAGCCCACCCCGACGCTCCCATCGACCACGACCTCTTCGAACGGTACAGAGAGCACAGTTTCCGAAAGCTCTATCCCGGCCTGACCCACGAGGACTATCTGAACGAACCGTCCGACACCGTTGACTGGGCGCTGGCGTTTGCAGGCATGGAGGCGAAGATGGAGGCTGACGCGATCAAGAAGGCATCAAAGAGTGACGGCCGACGTTAAGGCCTGCATCGCCGGCATCGACGCCCTTTCAGAGCGCATGGACCACGCGATGCACGACATAACCACCGACGCCTTGAAGGAGGTCCGGCTCTGGGCTGCCTTCTACGCTCCTGTGGGGACTCCCGGTAACACGACAAACCCCCCTGGGGACCTCAAGCGCTCGTTTGACATTGAGGCTCCCGTGGGGGGTCATGGTTTGTATGTGGGCAGAGTCGGGCCGACGACGATATATGCCCGGCAGCGGGAACTAGGTGGGCACATCTACCCCAAGCGCGCCAAGTACCTACGGTTCGTGAAGTTCGGGGAGGTCGTCTACACCCGCCACGTTTACCAACGGGGCCAGTTCTACACAAAGCGCGGGCGTGCCACTGCCATTCCGTGGATCGAGAAGAAGACCATCGACACCATCGCGGTAGCGATCAAGAGCGGTTAGGGGGTGAGCAGTGTCTGATTCCTATCTTCCCCCTGTGGTGGTCGAGGTCCAAGGCTCGATCAAAGACCTGCTCGCCAAGTTGGAGGAGGCCAAGAAGGCCCTAGAGGACTTCGCCAAGGACACTTACACCGCCCACCTCTCTGCCGACTACAAGCTCGTCACCAAGGCCATCGCTGGGGCCGACGCTGAACTCAAAGCCTTCGCTTCTCAGATCTTTGACACGAGGGCCGGGCTCAACACTCAGCCGCTGCAATCAGGACTTCTCCTTGCCAATGGTGAACTAGCGAAGTTCGCCAGCAAGGTCACCGACACCCAGCTCGGGGCCAACTCCGCGGTCCTCCAAAAGGATCTCATCAAGATCAATGCTCAGTTGGCCAAGTGGGGCAGCAAGGTCACTTCGACGCAGTTGAGCGCCGACCAGAAGCTCCTCATTGGGCAGCTCGCCAGTGCCCAGGCCAAGCTCACCGCCCTCGCGTCCAAGGTAACGAAGCTCCCGGTCACCGCCGATACCAAGGCAGCCCTGGCTTCCGCGGCGGCTGCCCAAACGGCGATCGACAAGATGAAGGCCGACATCACGGTCGGTGCGGACACCGCTGGTGCCGCGGCGAAGGTCGCTGCTCTTGACGCGGCGATTGCTGCGATGAACGCCGCGGTATCTGGCGGTGGTAGAGCTGGCGCGGGTCTCACTCTCGCGTCAGCATTGGGCTTTGGTGGCCTCTTCGGTCTTGCCGGCGTTGGCACCCTCGGCGGTCTTGCTGGGTTCGGCCCTGAGCGCGTCCTGACGACCCTTGCTGGCCTAGCGGGCTTCATTGCCGCTGCTGGTGCTGGCGCTGCGCTCATAGGGACAGCCGTCCTAGGAGTCGCGGGCGTCGGCATGGCTACCGACATGGCTGGCATCGGCCAAGCCGCCTCGGACATCAAAGGTCTCTACGCCGACCAGACGGCCCTCAACACCGCGATCGGCCTCTACGGCCCCAAGAGCGCTCAAGCGGCCGCCGCTCAGAAGCAATACAACTACGACCTCTCACTCATGCCCGCCGTTGCCCGCAAGAGCATCCAAGGGGCCGTCGCTGCCATCGAAGGGTTCAAGGTCAAGTTCGACATCGCGACTGGTCCTGCCGAGAACGTCGGCGCGCAGATTATCACCCAGTTCGTCAAAGCTCTTGAGCCCTTGCTCCCTGAGATCGGCAAAGCGGCTCTCGCGAACATGAAGATCATTCAGAAGGCTCTGCAACCCTTCTTCACCTGGCTCGATAGCGTCAAGCCGGGTGGGGGGATTGCAGTCCTGACGAAGATCGAGGACGTTTTTACCAGGAACCTCCCGAACTCCATGAAAGCCCTCACCGCGGGGTTCGAGGATCTGGCCAATGTCATCGCTTACCTGGCCCCTCTGACCGGGAAGATAACCGCAGACCTGGCGAAGTTCTTCACCGCGATCGGCACCCCGACCCCACCGCCCATGCCCACGATGCACCCAGGCGAGTCGTTGAAGGCCTATGCCAACGCCATAAAGGTATGGCAGACAGAAGTAGCGAACGACCAGTACGGCCTGTCGAACAGTGCGCTCTCGCACATCAACAAGTGGATCGCAGATTGGCACGTTCTTGTCTCCTTCGCCAAGGCCGTTTTGGATGCCGGCCTGGCCATCAGCAAAGCGTCGGCTGGGACCGGGAAGTCCATCTTCACCACCCTGACCTCAATGCTGGACAGCTTTACGAAGTGGGCTAACTCCAAGACGGGTCATGCGGAACTCAGTACCCTGATGACGGCCCACAAGCAGCAGTTGGACGCCATCCTGAAATTGCTGGGATCGCTGATCGGTGCCTTTGGTCAGCTCGAGCTCGCCATCTCCCCGAGTGTGGTCAATGTCATCACCGCTGTCGTGAAGGCCTTTACCGCGCTACTGCACTCAAAAATACCGGTCGGCTTTGGGTTGAAGCTCGGTGAGGTCGTCGCGACCGCTGGTGGTATCGCTCTTCTCGCGACGCGGATCACGATTCTCAGGAACGCTTTGAAGCTCATCTTTGAGGTGCTAACAGGAAAGGTCACTACCCTCGGAGGGGCCTGGTCCGTCTTGACCGGCAAGGGTGGGGCTAACACTCAGTTCAGCACCTCCGTCAAGATATTCGCCGACGCAGTAGCCAAGTTCAGTGGGACCAGCGCGGCTGGAGGGGCAGAAGGGGCGGCAACTGGTGGTAGTAGCAAGGGTCTTATCGGTTTCCTGAGGGGCGCTGTTCTCACCGTGAGCATCATTGGTGCCAGCATCGCAGCGATTGCTGGGCTTCTGGGTGCCTCCATGAACCTGTCGC